AAGATAAATTTCAAACAGCTATTTTCGTGCTCTTCCCATGTGTTGCAAAAAGCGTAGCAGCGGCTTTTATCTTAGCGATCTCGCGTGGGCTTGGCGAGGTTGGCATAACACTTATACTTGGCGGAAATATAATAGGAAAAACCGACACTATCTCGCTTGCCATTTATAATGCCGTATATGATGGTAAAAGCGATGAGGCTCTAGTTTTAAGCCTTGTTTTGGTTGTATTAAGCTTTATTTTGTTTGGGATTATAAATTTGCTTGATAAAAGCAAAATTTAAAATGAGAGTGGCGAGAGGATGAGAGAATCGAACTCCCCACCAGACGGTCAACCGCCCAGTCATCGGGTTTGAAGCCCGTAATCTTAAGGCTTTCTGTGATATTCTTATTAACTTTATAGGGAAAATCGCAGGAAGTCCCTACCCCTAAACTTTTACCTTTTTATGTCGTTAGTAGGTTAGACTAATAGGAAGAATTGAGCCTATTCTTATTACTATTATTAGCTTAGGTTAATCTTAATCGTGAAGATTTTAATCTTTTTACTCCCTAACACACTCCACTTATAGGAGGAGCAGAGGGGGGTAAAGGATTGTAAAGGATTACTCTTAGATATCCATAGGATGGTTATAGAACTCTCTGTCTTTCTCTTGGTCTTACTAAAAGTCCATAAAGGAGGACATTATGACACTAGAGCAAAGACAATTAAATCTTGAACTTGAGGGTATTAACGAAGGTGTTGAGAAGATAAGAAAAGAAGTAGCTAAAGCTAAAGCTAAAGGTGGCTACGGAGAAACTAAGGTTAGCTCAGTACTTATCTATCAACTTATGCAACCTTTTATGCAAGGTCTGATGACTTACAAGAAAGGTAAGCTAACGCATAATGAAAGGTTTATTAAAGACTTTATAGAGCGTATAGGATATGCTGAGGCTGGATATATAACTCTAAAGATTATCTTTAATAGCGTATGCACTAAGCAGACTAGGCTAGTATCCGTAGCCACAGCCATAGCTAAAGCTCTATTAGAAGAGCTAAATATCAAAAACTACAAGGCTGTTAATTCTAGGATTGCTATAACTGCTGACTTCTATATTAAAAGCCAACTACAAAAACGCGTAAGTAAAGAAAAGATAGCTAAAGGCTTTCATAGATTTATGGATGAGACTGAGGACTTTACAAGAGAGACATTAGATGCTAAAGAACAACTCTTGATAGGTCAGAAACTCTTAGATATTCTTATAGCTTCTACTGGTGTATTTGAAATAGGCGATAAGCGAGATGGTTATAATAGAATAGCTAAAACCCTAACTCCTACAAAAGAGTTTAGAGAGTATCTAGTAAAGGTAGAGGGAGAGTGTGAGCTTCTTACCCCTATACTCTATCCTATGCTTGTTAAGCCTAAACCATACGAAGTAGGAAAGTTAGGAGGTTTCTTAACTCCAGTATTACAAGTACCATTAGTAAAGAACCTCTCAGGTAAGCCTAACAACTATCTAAAAGACTACGAGATGCCTAAGGTTTATAGAGCTATTAACGCACTGCAAGACACTGCTTGGTGTATAAACAAGAGAGTGCTAGAGGTAGCTCAGCATTTCGTAGAGTTAGATAAAGAAATATCTGATCTTGAAATAACAAGTGGAACTGAACTTGATTATGTCCCTAGACCTGAGGGATTACCAATAGATGCTACGGATGAAGAATATAAGCAGTTTAAGGCTACAAATCCTGAAGCTTTTGCAGAGTGGAAGAAAGCTAGTAGGACAGCTTATAGAAAACAAGTTAGTGATAGGGGTAAGAGGCTTCTTCTTGTGTCTCAGTTAGCTACTGCTCTTAAGTTTAAGGACGAGCCTGAGTTTTATTACTGCTATAACCTTGATTGGAGAGGTAGGATATACCCCCTACAAAGTGGTGGTTGTCCTAATCCACAAGGCAATGACCTATCAAAGGCACTCCTAAAGTTTGCTAATGGTGTATCTTTAGGGGCTGAAGGAGCTAAATGGCTCTCAATGTTAGGTGCTAATACCTTTGGAGATGATAAGCTTCCTATGATTGAGAGATGGACTTGGGCTAAAGCTCACGAGAAAGACATCCTAATGGTAGCTAAAGACCCTTATGCAAATACTTGGTGGTTTGAAGCAGATGAGCCATTTAAGTTTCTAGCCTTTTGTTTTGAGTGGAGTGATTATGTAGCTAGTGGTTATAGCTCTGAGTTTATCAGCTATCTACCAGTGCCTCTTGATGGTTCTTGTAGTGGCATACAGCACTTCTCAGCACTCTTACTTGATGAAAGAGGAGCTCTTGCTACAAACGTTATCAACGGAGATGAGGACAAGCCTAGCGACATATATGCAGAAGTTGCAAAGGAAGTCTCAAGAGTTGTAGAGATAGACGCAGCAAATGGTGTGTTAGAAGCTAAGCCTCTAGTTGGAAAAGTTGATAGAAGTGTAACAAAGAGAAATACTATGACTACTCCGTATGGTGCAAGTAGAGAGGGTATGAAAGGACAGCTATTATCAGAGCTTAACCCAAAAGACTATACCTTTGTTGATACAAGCTTTGCCAAGATGTGCGTGTATCTAGCAGATAGAAACAAAGAAGGCATAGAGAAAGTTGTAGTAGCCTCAAAGGACGCTATGGCTTTTCTAAAAGATATGGCAAAAGTAGCATCAAAAGAAGATAAACCACTCTATTGGACTACTCCAAGTGGCTTCAAGGTAAAGCAAGAGTATCGCAAGCTAACATCAAAGCTTGTTGAAACATATTGGGGAGGCACTAGAGTAAGACTGAGCGTAGAAGAAGAGGCAAAAGATAGTGATAAAAAGATAGATAGCAGAGCTACAACTAACGGACAATCTCCGAACTATATTCACTCAATGGATGCTTCACATCTAGTCCTCACAGTTGATGCCTGCCTAGATAAAGGTGTAGAAAACTTTGCAATGATACATGACAGCTTTGCAACTCACGCAGGAAACACAGATACATTGCGTGATACGCTTCGCGAAGAGTTTGTTAAGATGTATAGTGAAAATAACCTAGCAAAGTTTAGAGATGAAATAGCATCACAGCTCAGCCCTAAGAATGCTAAGAAGCTCCCTGAGCTACCTAAACAAGGTAACTTAGATATTACAAAAGTCCTAAACTCTACATACTTCTTTTCTTAGCCCTATCTTTTTAGGGCTTAACCTAATCTTAATCTATACCTTTTTATAAAAATAACTCCCTAACATTCGCCACTTATAGGAAGAAAAACCTTTAGGAGGCATTTTATGACATTTAACAAAACAATCACAACAGCTTACAACAAACTCAAGAAAGGAGAACAGCTAAACTCTAAACTATATTGGGAACTCGTAGCAATAGGGCTACATCCGTGTCAGTTAAAAGAGGTTATAGCTCAAGGCATACCACTTAAAAAACTCTTACAACATAAAACAGATGCACTAGATGCACCAAATAGAGTTTATGAGAGAGATGTAAAGAGACTATTAAACAATCAATCTTATATGAGACAGAATAGATATATTCGCTCATTAGACCAACTGCTACAAACTATATAAAAAGGAGAGCTTATGGCAGAAACAAAAAAGAAACTTGCAAAACTTAATACACCTATTGGAGAAGCTAGATGGTGCTGGCTATATGAGCCAGATACTCGCTTCAAAGATGAAGGGGAGTATCACGTAGATTTAGTTCTTAGTGAAGACAATCCAAAGACTAAAGAGATAGTAGCGAAGATAAAAGCTACCTATGATGACTTCAAGGCAACCTTAGATGACCCTAAGAAAGCTAAGAAAGAGCCTAAACATCTTGGCTTTGAGCCTGAGACTGATGACAATGGCGATGAGACTGGCAATCTGATATTCAAGTTTAAAGCTAAAGCTACCTATGTAAATAAGAAAGGCGAGAGAGTAGAGAAAGCTGCTCCTGCTGTCTTTGACGCTCAATGCAAACAGATAAAAGAGCCGATAGCAATCTACAATGGCACTACTATGATAGTTAATTTCAGTCCTAGTGGATACTTCAATGGCACAAACAATGGCGTAACTCTGTATCTAAATGCAGTACAGATTATCAACCTTGTAAGTGGTGGCAATGGAGAAGCTAAAGACTATGGCTTTGGCGAAGAAGAGGGATACAGCTCTACACCATCTATGGATGAGGACACAGATGAGGCTGAGGATGAAGTCAATGATGAGGACTTCTAAGCCACAGCTTAACAAGCAAGGAGAGAGAGTTAGAAGTGGCTTTGAAGCAGCTCTCACTGATGAGCTTACAAAGTTTAAGATAGCCTATGAATATGAGCCTATCAAGATACCCTACCAACCTATCCAAAAAACCAAACACTATGTGCCTGACCTTGTACTAGCTAATGGAATAATCGTAGAGATTAAAGGACGCTTTACCAGCCCTGACAGACAAAAGCATAAGGCAATAAAAGCAAGCTACCCTGACCTTGACATACGCTTTGTGTTTCAAAATCAAAACCAAAAAATAAATAAAGGCTCTAAGACATCCTATGCAATGTGGTGTAAGAGTAATGACATTAAGTGCAGTGAGGGGCATATCCCCCCTGCTTGGATAGCTGAGCCAACGAATACTACAAATAAGGAGTACATAAAGCAATGGCTAAAAAGATAATAATCAACCAAGAAAAACAAGTCCTAGAGTTTTTAAAGCTTGGACTTAGACTTAACCCAGTGGTTGCTACAAGAGAGCTAGGGCTTATTGGCTCAACTCTAGCCTACCACATACACAACCTAAGGCACAAGGGCTGGAACATCACTACAAAGCTAAAGAGGTCAAAGTACAGCAACTCTAAATATGCTGAATATAAGCTAGACCCATCTTGGAGACTTCTAAGTGAAGCAGAGAAGCGAGAAGCACTAGATGGACGGCGTATATTTAACATAAGAAACTTCAAAATAGATGACAGAGTAGAACTAATAGATGGAACGAAAGGCTTTGTAACAGGTGTTTATAAGTCTGGTCTTTTAGTTATGGAAGATGAGAGAGGCAAAGAGCTGTTAGTAAAACTAGAAGACGTAGCACAAAAGCTAAGGAGATAGCTATGGCAGACTTTCTGAGACACGAGCCTTGTGAGCTCTGTGGCAGTAGTGATGGTAAAGCTATTTACTCTGATGGCTCTACATATTGCTTTGTGTGTGAGAAAGCAGGAAAGGCAGATGATATGAAGCAAACACAAAAACCTGAGCCAAAAGTAAAAGGTGCAATGATAACTAATGGAGCTATCAAACCTCTAAATAAAAGGGAGATAAGCTACGCTACTTGTGCTTTTTGGAACTATCAGATAGGCAAGGACAGCAAAGGCAACACTTGTCAGATAGCAAACTATTACAATGATAAGCAAGAGGTTGTGGCTCAGAAAGTAAGATACCCTGATAAAAGCTTTGCAGTTCTTGGAGACAAGCATCTCCCATTATATGGAGCACAGCTTTGGAGCAAGGAGAATGCAAATAACATAATCATTGTAGAGGGAGAGCTAGATGCTCTTAGTGTCTCGCAGGTCTATAACAATAAGCGACCAGTAGTTAGCATACCAAACGGAGCTCAGGGGGCTAAGAAAGCTCTAGCTAAACAGCTAGATTACCTAAATCAATACTCAACTATCATCTTAGCTCTTGATAATGACGAGGTAGGACGTAAAGCAATGCTAGAGTGTGCCTCACTATTTAAAGCTGGTAGCGTGAAGCTATGCTACTGGAGCGGAGGTAAAGATGCTAATGATATGCTTGTAAAAGGTATGCTAGCTGATATTCACAAGAACATAAAAGAGGCTAAGGCATGGAGACCTGAGGGCATCATAAGCTCAAACGAGTTAAGCCTAGATGATTTAAAAGCTCCAGTAAAACAAGGCATAGCCTACCCCTACCCTAGACTTCAAGAGATGACACTAGGTTCAAGAGGTGGCGAGCTTATCATTTGGACTGCTGGAAGCGGTATAGGCAAATCCACAATACTTCGTGAGCTAGCCTATCACTTTGTGTTAGCTTCGGACAATGCAAAGATAGGGATGATATTTCTTGAAGAGAACATAAAGAAGACAGCTCAAGCCTTTATAGCTCTTGATAACAACATCTCACTTGCAAAGCTAAGATACAACCCAAGTCTATTAACCCCTGAGGAGTGGCAAGCTTCTAAGGTTAAACTCTTTGATAGTGGCAGAGTAATCTTTTATAAACACTTTGGCTCACTAGAGAGCGAACACCTACTAAGCGAGATACGCTATATGGTTGTAGGACTTGGAGTAACCCACGTATTCTTAGACCATATAAGCATAGCTATAAGTGGTAATGAGAGCGAAAATGAACGTAAGGACATTGATATGCTTATGACCTCTTTACGCTCACTTGTAGAAGAGACTGGGTGTCATATAGATGCGATAGTCCATCTTAAACGAACAAGCAAAGGAAGCTTTAACGAGGGAGCTCAAGTAAGCTTATCAGACCTAAGAGGTAGTGGAGCACTAGAGCAACTAAGTGATAGTGTAATCGCCCTTGAACGTAACCAACAAGCTGACGGAGATGCTAAAGATACTTCGACACTTCGTATCCTAAAGAACAGAGAGATAGGGATAACTGGAGTGGCTGATAGCCTAAGATATAACAGAGAGACTGGTAGGCTTGAAGCAATAGAAGAAGATGACAATGAACACTTTAAAGTTGTAGAAAACAAAGCTGTGGAAAACACGGACTTTTAATAGAAAGGAGAGCAATGCTAGTTTTCGACATCGAAACTGATGGCTTACTTAATGAGCTATCTAAAATACACACAATGACTATCTATGATACAGATACAAAACAATATAAAAGATATGACAAAGAACATACTAACGAAGGTGTAGCTAGACTTGATGGTGCTGAGATATGTGGTCATAACATTATAGCCTTTGATATACCAGCTATAAAGAAGCTATACCCCTCCTTTAAACCTAAGAAAATCCTAGACACCCTTGTGATGGCTAGGCTAGCTCTAGCAGACATTAAGGAGCTAGACCTTGCAAAGAAAAATATAAACACTAAACTCTATGGCTCACACTCATTAAGAGCTTGGGGAGAGCGTTTAGGAGTGCTAAAGGGAGACTACGGAGAGACTACGGACTGGCAGGAGTGGAGCTTAGAGATGAGTGAGTACTGCGAGCAAGACGTTAGAGTAACAGTAGCTCTATTAGAATATCTTAAGAAGTTTAACCTAGAGGATAGCTATGCCCTTACCTTAGAGCATAAGGTACAAGAGATTATCTCAAGACAGATAGCTTTTGGATTTATGTTTGATAAGGACAAGGCTGAGGACTTTTACATAATGCTCTTACAAAGGCAAAGCGATCTCTTAAAAGAGTTTAGGGAGATGTTTCCACCTAGACTAGAGAGCGAGGGAGAGTTTATCCCAAAGGTTAATAACAAGACTAAAGGATACACAAAGGGTGTGCCATTTACGAAGCTAAAGCTAAAGGAGTTTAAGCCAAGCTCAGGAGCTGATATAGCTAAATTCTTTATAGAAAAATATAAATGGCATCCTGAAAGCTATACGGATACTAGAGAGCCTAAGGTTGATACAGAGGTCTTAGAGAGCCTAAGCTACCCTGAAGCTCCTAAGCTATGCGAGTATCAGCTAATCTCTAAAAGGCTTTCACAGCTAGCTACTGGCTCACAAGCTCTCATAGGGTGCTGTGAGTTAGATGGACGTATTCACGGATATGTAAATAGCTGTGGAGCTGTAACTGGCAGGATGACCCACTCAAGACCTTAACTACATAGGGCTTTATAAGAGAAATCTTATATCGAAAAATACCTAAACGGAGAAAACCTTACATAGACAACTCCGTGCTAAATATAAACAACGAACACATTAAAGGAAAAATAAAAATGCTTAAAGATATTAAAGGATATGAGGGCTTATACCAGATAAGCTCAGAGGGCTACGTGATAAGCTTAAAGACAAAAAGAGCAATGAAGGCTTTTATAAATAATAGTGGATATGCCTGCATAAAACTAGCTAAACAAAATAGCACAAAGCATTTTACACTTCATCGTTTAGTAGCTTTATCTTTTGTTAAAGGCTACTCCCACAACTTAGAGGTTAATCACATAGATGGAAACAAGCTAAATAATGCTGCTTCAAATCTTGAATGGGTAACTAAAGGGGAGAACTTAAAACACAAGTATAAGATATTCCCTGAGTATAAAGAGCTATGTTTAAGTTTCTTAGGCAGGAAGCACAATAACTCAGCTTCTAAGTTTCATAATGTTTCTTGGGACAAAGCTAGAAATAAGTGGAGTGCCAAGCTGACCCATAATGGTGTAGTTATACATCTTGGTAGATTTTTAGATGAAGTAGAGGCAGCTAAAGCAGTAGATGCCTATGTTATAAAAGAGAATATAAAAAGACCTTTAAATCGTTGTTTATTAAATGCCTAACGACTATCCTGAAAAGGAGTAAAGCCAAGTGGCTTGAAATGGTATTCCCCCTAACAGATGGTGCTGAGGGGGTTGATATAGTCTGCTCTATATGGAGACATATAGCAGTTCATAAGAGAACGCATATAGATTAACGACCTATATGGAACACAAAGGAACGTGGCGCAAGTGCCTGCTGTAAAGCTAGACAAAGAAGGTAACTACCTTTATGGAGCAGCAGGAGATTATCAAACAGAGTTTAGAGAACTCTTTATAGTGCCTAATGGCTACAAGTTAGTTGGTTGTGATGCTAGCGGACTAGAGCTTAGGACACTCTCACACTATCTAGCACGCTATGATGACGGAGCTTATGGACGTGAGGTAGTTAGTGGAGATATACACACAGCAAACCAAAAGGCTGCTGGACTGCCTACAAGAAACTCAGCAAAAACTTTCATCTTGACTAACAAGTTAAGGATGACTTTATGGGTAACTATAATGACAAAAACAAGGTTAATTCAGGGGAACTCTTATTAGATAACGCTAAAGACAATCCTGAGCCAAGCCAAGTATAACGCTTGGAAGGTGCAACGACTATTATGTAAGGCACAAGCTTATGGTGTCTGAAACGCCTTGCTCCTAGAGATAGGATGAAGATATAGTCTGAGCTGTATAGAAATATACAGATGCCTACAAAGGCTGGTAGGGGCTTGCGACCCCTATTGAACGTAACTGATAGCTGGCTTTATGGTGGTGGAGACTTAAGGATAGGCTTAAGTATCAACAACCCCCTAGAGCAAGTTAGGAAACTTAAGGCTGAGTATCCTAGAAAATATGAAGAATACAAAAAGAGATTTCTAAAAGATAGCTTTACAAAAGATGGTAAGCATTACACTAAGGTAAGCAAAGGCAGATGGGTGGAGCTTAACTCTGATCTTATCTGCTATGCCATAGATGGTTGGCTTATCAAAGAGAGATTTTTAAAAAGCTTACCAGCTCTTACAAGCCTACGTGAAGACGTGGCAGCTAAAGCAAAATCCCAAAAGTTTATTAAAGGTTTAGATGGGCGAACGCTAAAGATACGCTCAGCACACTCAGCTCTTAATGTGCTTCTACAAAGTGCTGGAGCTATTGTGATGAAGCAGTATCTAATAACCCTTGATGAACTCTTACAAAGGGAGCTAAGGGCTGGAGAAGATTATGAGTTTGTGGCAAACATTCACGACGAGGTGCAAATCCAAGTCAAGGAAGAGTATGCCACTAGAGTTAGTGAGATATGCCTAAAGAGTTTTGAGCTTGTTACGGAGTTCTTTAAGTTTAGGATACCACTAGCAGGAGAAGCCAAGATAGGCAACTCTTGGAAAGAGACACACTGATAAAAGGATAGATGATGTTATTTGAAGAAAAGATAGAGATTTTGTTAAACAAGGTGCTGCTGTTTAGTGTGGTAGTGATGATGCTTATACTGGCTTTTATAGAAGCGTTGAGATAACGTGTTAAAAATAACCAAAAGTTTTAACACAACCATAAAGGTGTCTAGGAAGCTCCACAAAGGGCGAACGCTTCTTGGATGATAAAATGATAGCCTTAAGAGCTTAATTGCTCTCTAAGGCTCTGTAAATGATTTTAAAGGATATACGATGAGGATGACAACGGAAGGAAAGATGAAAGTTATTAAGGCTTTTTCTGAGGGTAAGCCCGTGGAAATCTACACCATACATGGGTGGTGGGAAACTAAGGTAAATGATGTTTGGGATTTTCAAAAGTGCATTTATCGAATAAAGCCTGAAGAAACTGCACCTAAGTTTAAAGTAGGAGATAAGATAGTCCTTATAAGGGATGAGGGGAAAGCTAGTCCTATTATAAATACCCTTACAGAAATGTGCAACGACAGAGTTAGGCTTAATAGTTGTTCGAAACTCTCGTTAAGAGAATTATGCGAACGTTATACCAGTGTTGAGAATGTCCTATGGTACTTTGAGACCTATGACTGCACTACTAAGAAGTGGGGACTAATTACTGCTTGGAGATTCACTATAAAAGAAGCTGATAAAGAGTTTGCATCTAGCCACCATATAACTAAATGGAGACCTTATGTATGCTTTAGGTTTTGCATTAAAGGAGAAATAGAGATGAAAACTATACAAAAAGTAGTCTTAAAAGTGCTAAATATTTTATTAGTCATTATAGGTCTAGTGCTTTTCTCAGTATATGTGGTTCTACTTGGCTCAGTTATATTCTTAGTAAGTACCCCTTTATACATAGTAATGAACTTTAAAGAGTTTATGAAAGACCCTCTAGGTTTTATAAAGACTTTATTAATAGATATAAAAGAACTATTGGAGGGCTAATGATGAGACCAAGATATAGAGCATGGGATAAAGAACAAGAGAAAATGTACTATGACGTAGAGCATATCTATGACGACTGGAAAACCAGCTGTGCCTCTTTTGGAGCTATGCTAGAGGATACTGAACGTTTTGATGTTATGCAATACACTGGTAAAAAGGATATTAATAGTCGCAGAATATTTGAAAAAGATATTGTAAGTTTTCGCACACTAAATGGCACGGAGCTTATAGGAAAAATCAAATACTATGAGGAGGCTGCAAGCTTCTTAATAGCAGCTAAAGAGCATTACGCAGAGTATCTTAATGGTGTTTATGATTTAGAAGTCATAGGAAATATTCACGAAAATAAGGAGTTACTCAATGACTAACTTTAAACAAGAAACAATAGAGCGCATAGGAGATCACAAAGTAGCTGAGTATAAGCTTGAGTATGTAAGAGACTGGACTTTATCAGAGAACCCTACCTATATGGGTAGCGATGAAATCAAGTGGGACGTAGTAACAAAAAGTGAGCTTACTTATGATAGTGGCTATGGCTTGCAGTATTGGGATGGTTGGATAACCTTTAAAGATACCCCTGACTGGCTAGAACGTGAAGAATATGATGGCTCTGAATGGTGGGCTTGGAGAAGCAAACCTAGTTTAGAAAAAGAAAGAGAGAAAAGGAGAAAACTAGATGAGTAGCCCAGAAAGAGAAAAACACTTGGCTGCCCTTGCAGACCTAGAGGCGTTTGACAAGTCTAAGGAAGTTATAGAGATAAGGCTTACCAACGAGCAGGCTAAAGCTATGAAAGAGCTTATAGATTTTATAAAAGAAAGTGATGTGGAGGTAATAATAAGAGATGATAAAAATATATGAAGTCAGAATAATCAAAGATGACAGAACCTGCTTTCATCAATGCTTTTTTGATGAGAAGCTAGCGGAGTTTGAAGCACAACAACAAAACGAGAGAGCAGATAAAGAGAAGGACACAGCCTTTTTCTTTGTTAAACCACATCTTGTAAAGGATAGTTATGGCAAAGAGTTACGAAGTGTATGAGTATGATAAAAGCTCAGATGAAGCTAAGACAATAGCTACTTATTCATCACGTGTAGTCGCTCTTGCTAGAGTGAAAGAGCTAAATGACACCCTTAAACCTAAAGAGAGAAGATATAAGGGCTACTACATAAAGGAGATTTAGATGAGCTTTAAAGACAGTGTAACAGACGTTTTAGCTGATATAGGTGCAACTCTAATAAAAAAGAACGAGAGCTATGGCAACTCAGCATTTGAGCCAGTGAGGATATTTAGCAAGGCTGATGAGCTAGAGGGTCTAAGGGTTCGCATAGATGACAAGTTAAGCCGTATAGCAAAAGGCAATGACAGCTACAACGAAGATACTATAAACGACCTTATAGGGTATCTGATATTACTAAAAATAAAGGAGAGTGAAAAGTGATAAATGGGAGCAAACAAAAGAGGATACTTGACTGGGCTATTAACAACAAGGATATGTCTAATGAGTTTCTACCTAGCAAGGCAGCCCTAAAGATGTCTGACATCTCATCAGATTTTATGGCAGGTTATAGAGCCAACAATATGGCAGAGATGGTTTATCAGTATTGTTCTTACGTCTTTTGGCTAAGGGTCTTTCAAGCTAGACTAATATCAACCTACTATGGAGATAACGTTTCAGCACATAGAAAGGACTTAGCTTACGTAAATGATTTAACCAATCAAGGCTTTTTAATGCTTGAGATACTAAGTAAGACTGTGCCAGTAGGTAACGTGGATTTAAATATGGCTATGGAGTATTTAATCAGAGCCTATGAAGAAAACAGAAGCAAGGATTTGTGTAAAGAAGATATAGAGGAGCTTATATTTGGCAAGGAGATTATTAAAGAAAAGAGATAAGACACTTATCGTAGATGCGGATAGCTTGCTCTATGAGGCTGCTAGTGTTAATGAGAGCACCTTTAACTTTTCAGAAGATAACCAAGCAGTAGTCCTTGATGAAGAGGGAGCAAGAAAGAGTTTAGATGAAGCCATAGAGAAGCTAAAAGATAGCACCAAATGCTCTAAGACACAGCTTTATCTTACTGGTGCAACAAACTTCAGGTATGACATTTTACCAACCTACAAACACAACAGAAAAGACCTACCAAAACCACAGCTCTTACCAATGCTAAAAGAGTACGCAGTAACCAGATATGGTGCAAAGATAACCACTAAGATAGAAGCAGATGATGCTTGCTCTATACATCTTAGTAATGATCCAATAAATAACATCTTGGCTCACATAGATAAAGACCTAAACCAAGTTGAAGGGGAGCACTACAACTGGCGTAAGGACTTAAGGTATGAGCTTAGCTACGCTCAAGGACAAAGGGTTTTCTTTACTCAAGTCCTTACAGGCGATAGCACAGATGGTTATGGTGGTTGTAAGGGCATAGGCAAGGTAAAGGCTGAGGAAATCCTTGATGAATACCTAAAGTGGCAAATAAGCTTAGAGGATGGTAAGGTTATCCAAAAGAGCTTACCTTGTGATGATATTTGGGAGGCTATCCTCTCTTGGTATATGAAGCCTTATTACAAAGAGATGGAGGACAACCCTGACACATACAAAGCTAAAGCAATCAAAGAGGCTATTACACAAGCTAGAGTAGCAAGAATGCTAAGGGTTGATGAGTTTAAGGGTGGTAAGCCTATTCTTTGGAACTACAAACCTCTCACTATTGACCTTAAAACAGCTCATTTACCACAACTTTAGAAACCCCCTTAAAATCGACGTTTGAGCCACTGTGACCCCCATAGGAGAAATGCACTTTCTAAAAGGGCAAAAGAGGGGTTATAAAGTCTACTTATTGCAACTTTAGAAACCCCCTAAAATAGGGCATTTGAAATCACACGCCACTTATAGGAGAAAAACACATTCTCCAAAGGGGGTAAGGGGGATTATATAGATTATCCTAAAGGAGAGTTATGGCTATACCATTAAACATAAACCACGAGAGATTAGTTTTAGCTTTAGATGAAGCTTACCCTAGATTATCCATAAGAAACACAAGAAGCCCTGACTTTAACCTAAGTGAGAAAGAACTCTACTTTAAGTTAGGACAAAGAAGTGTAATAGATTTTTTAATAGATGAACTAGAGAAAACAAAACAACAAAAACATAAGGAGGACATTTAATATGTGCGGAGGCGGAAAACATAGATCACCAGACCCTCAACCAGCTCCACCACCACCAGCTCCAGCTGAAACAGCAGAGCTAAAGGTAGGAGATAGCGAGGATAGCAAGAACCAAAAGAAGAAACGTAGAGGAAGTTCAAGGCTTACTATACCAATCCAAAAGACAGTTGATAGTGGTACTGGATTAAACATAATGGGCTAGAAAGGAGCTAAATGATAGAGGTAACTTCTCTAGCAAACAGATACAAGCAGTTAGAAAATAAACGTAGCTCTGTCTTAGAGAGAGCAAGAGAGTGTGCTAAGCTTACCATCCCCTCACTACTACCTCCTGATGGTAGTGATGAGCAAACAAAGCTTTATAAACCCTTTCAATCACAAGGAGCTAGAGGAGTAAATACCTTAGCTTCAAAACTTATGCTAACCCTTTTACCACCTAATAGCCCATTCTTTAGATTTACCATAGACCCTAGCTTAGTGCAAGAGGGCTCTAAGAGTGAAGATGTAGAAGCTACTTTATCACAGATGGAGAGCGTGCTAGTAAATCATATAGAAGCTAGTGGAGAGAGGGTGCAAATCTTTCAGTTTTTAAGGCTATTAATCATTACTGGTAATGCTCTGCTCTACTTCCCTAGCGATGTCAAAGGGGCATCACTAAAGATTTATAGGCTAGATCAATACGTATGTCAAAGAGACCCATTAGGCAACCTACTAGAGTTTTTAATAAAAGAGCAAATAGCTCCTATGGCTATAACTGATGAAACCATTAAAAATGCAGTACTAGCTAAAACAAAACAGCTAGAGAGCTCTAAGAACTACGTAGAGCTTTATACAAGGGTATACCTTGATAAAGACAAAGGTAAATGGATAACAGCTCAAGAAGTGGGTGGCTTTAACTTACCTGAGGCTGATGGAGAGTTTGAGAAAGATGAGCTACCCTATCTAGCTCTCAGGTGGTCTGCACTACCTAATGAGAACTATGGCAGAAGCTATGTGGATGAAGTCATAGGAGACTTAAGGAGCTTAGAGGGCTTATCTCAAGCAAGGCTAGAAGCTAGTAGTGCTAGTGCAAAAGTGCTTTTCTTTGTAGCACCTAACGGCACAACTAGAAGTATTGATATAGCTAATGCTGAAAACTTAGAGGTGCTTGAGGGTAATGCAGAAGATGTTAGTGTGCTACAAGTTAATAAGAACGCAGATATAGCAACCATAAGAGAGAGCGTTAATGACCTTAAACAAGACCTAGCATTTCACTTTATGATGAACTCCAGCATACAAAGGCAAGCTGAAAGAGTTACTGCCGAAGAGATAAGAACAATGGCAAGTGAGCTTGAAGAGAGCTTAGGTGGTACGTATAGCGTGCTATCTCAGGAGTTTCAACTCCCTTATATCAAGCTAAAGATACAAAAGCTTAGAGAGAGTGGAGCATTCCCTGATGGCAGTGAGAACATAGAGCCCCTTATTACAACTGGTTTAGAGGGCTTAGGCAGAGGACAAGACTATAACAAGATTATAACTTTTATGCAAACAGCGAGCACTCTAGCACCACAAGCAGCTTCTATGATTAACTATGAGTACGTGCTTAAAAGCCTAGCCACATCGCTAGGTATAAAGGATACTGACATACTCTTGGATGCTGAGACGATAGCACAGCAACAACAACAAGCACAACAACAAGAGCTTATGAGTAAGGCTACTCCAAACTTAGTGAGTGGTATTAGCAAAGCTATGACAGATCCAAGCGTAATGCAACAAATGACACAACAACAAGGAGAGATAAATGGCTAGAAATAATAGCAAGAATGCAGAAAACAAAGAAAACTTAGAAAACCAAGAGCAAGCTAATGAGAACCTAGAGCAAGCTCAGGAAAACAATGAGAACCTAGAAAACCAAGAGCAAGCTAACGAGAACCTAGAGCAAGCTGAGGAAACTAAAGAGCAGCCTAAATCTAACGCTGACAGCTTAGCAGTAGAGGCAAAAGGCTTTAGTGAGAGTGCAGAGTTTAAGGTTAATAGCACCATAACTTCAGGCGAAGTTGTAGATGGTAATCAAACAATAATCAGATTTTAAGGAGAGGTAATGGATGGTAGCAATATTGATAACCAAATGGCTGTTAATGACGAGATTAACGCTCAGCCAAGCAAGACAGAGATACCTACTCAAACAACTGATAGTAAGACCACTAACAGCGGACAAGATGCTGGTCTTGAAATCAGAGCAGAGAAATCACAAGATACTCATAGACAGACTTATGACCCTAGCGAAGACTTCGATTACTCAAGATATGAGAATGAACTAAGAAGTACTGGAGATATAGGAGAAGCTTCACGCAAGGAGCTTTACAAAACATTTCCTAAAAATCTAGTGGATAACTATATAGAGAACCTAAAGGTAGCTTCGGCTTATGTAACAGAACAAGCAGCAAACCAAGCTTATAACTTAGTTGGTGGTAAAGATGATTACACAGCGATGATAGCTTGGGCTAGTGAAAACCTTACAGAAGATGAGATAGAAGACTATAACGAAGCTATAAATAGTGGCAACCAAAGACGTATGAATACAGCCATTAAAGGTCTATATGCAAGGAAAAGTCTAGCTAGCTCAAATAAGCCTAAGCTAACTATGGGAGATACAAGTGGTGGAAAACTTAGGGATGATACTTTCTTAACACGCAGAGATTATGCCAACGCAATAGCTGATGAGAGATATAACAAGAGCCCTCAGTACCGAGCAGAAGTAGATGAGAGACTAGCTAATACACTAAAGCTAGGCGGATTTAGACAATAAAACATAGAAACAAATAAGGAGAAAACGTATGGATAAAGCAACAGCTTTGAATAGCGGAGCTAAAAACGGCTCGTTTGGTGGGCTTGAAACAAAAGATAGAGAGCTTTTAACAGAGAAAGTAACTGGAGAAATCATCGCTAGTTTTGAGAAAACAGTTGCGATGGAGGGTAAGTATCAACGTAAAGAAATTAGCGGTGCTAAGTCATTACGCTTCGAGCACGTAGGTGGTATTGGAGCTTACTACCATAACGCAGGAGAGCACATCAAAGGCTCAGAAGTAGCTCACGATAAGTCAGAGCTTACTCTTGATAGACCTCTTGTAAGCTCATTCTTTACGGATGATTTCAATGAAAGTATGCTTCATTACGATGCACGTAAAGAATATACAAGAAAGATGGGAGAAGTCCTAGCTCAAAAGTATGATCGCAACATTCAGATGAAGTTTATTACAGCAGCACGTCTAAAGAACGTTATGGATGAATATGCTGGTGGCTCTGTGATCATTAATGCTGACCTAGCTAACACTGATTTAGCAACAAGGGTTAATGCCTTTGCTAAGGCTTTGATTAATGCCAAAAAAGAGCTTATCAAAAAGAACGTTACAGGGCAAATCTTTGCTGTAACAACTCCTGATGTCTACTTTGAAATAGTAGAAAATAGAACTTTGCTTAACAAAGATTATGGCAACGTGGGAGATTACGCTGAGGGTAGCGTGTTTAAGATTGGTGGTATCCCACTAACTTATCATAACTACCTACCAACAGTTGATGCTACAAAACCAGCTAATGCTGAGTTTTATGATGAGTATCACGGAATTAACTGTGAGGGCACAGTAGCTTTTGTAGGCACTGATGAAGCAGTGGGTGTGCTAAAAGGCGGAGATATTACCACTAAGATTTGGGATGATAATGGTCGTATGGGAACTTGGACACGTGCTAGCCTAGCTTGCGGTATGGGTGTCTTAAGACCTGAGTGTGCCGTAGAAATCCGTAAGTCTGCACTACCAGCTAACTGGGGTCAGATTATCTATGATAGAAACAGAGTTGGAGCAGGTAAGCTTCCAGCAGGCTCACACGCATAACATAAGGGGGCGTTATGCTCCCTTTTTTGTCAAAAATAAAATAAGGAGAAATAATGCCAAGAATAAATGATGCAGTAAATACATTATTGTTAAGCATAGGTCAAGAGATGCTAGATGATATGGATGACCCTAGTGCACTTATGGCTAAGCGTATGCTACAAAATGCAATAGACGAGCTACCCTATACAAACGATGACTTTACATATAATGAGATAGAAACGCTTAATAATATGCCAATAGAGGTGTATAACTTAGTTGTGGCAGTAGCTGGGCGTAAGTTTCAAACAAACGTAGTATCTAGCGAAGTACTGCATGAGTTTACGGTAGAGGATGAAGCCTATAATAAAAGAGCTATCATAAGAAAGAGACTAATACCAAAGAACATTCAAGCAGAAGTTGATACAGAGCTAAGAGAGCTTTACAGCTTTAGTGCTCTTGTGCCTAACAGCTTAAAGCAAAACCTAGCACTTATAAAGCTTGAAGCAATTCTCTTTGCTAAAGTAGATGAGTATCCACTTAGTATTGAGAGTGTAGAGCGAAGCTATTTAGATTTTAAAAAGAGGCTAATAACAAAAAGAGAAGTGCCTAATGAAGTGCTTGAAGCCACAGCTAAAGAGCTCTTTGCAATATATGGTTTTAGTAATGTAATCCCTATTGATATATCAAATCCAAGTAATATAACACAAACTCTTAGAACTCTAGCTTGTTATAACTTTCAAAAGTCAATCCTAAACACTGATGATTATGTCATATCAGATGCTGAAAAGAACCAAAACGAGCTTGATTTACGCTTAGCAATAATAGCAAACAGACTTTATCCACCTGAGCTTTATATAAGAGTTAAAGATGAGTTTATAACTACTTATGGATATATAGAGAGCGAGTTTAACTCTATTATAGAGGATTACATTCTAAATAAAACTATGTTTAGATTGCAAAGCATTCTTATCCCAACAGAGGCTCAAAGACCAATAACTAGCGAAGATATGGATAATGCAGAAGCAAGCCTTATAACAAACCTAATAGCTCCTAAAGTTCTCTATAGTAGAGCCTTAAGAGAGGTTAAGATTGAGCTTGGTATTGAAGAGGGCGTAGCAGAGAGTGAGATACCTGAGGCAGTATTTAGCTATGCAAGATATAAAGCAAGCTTCTTACATCAGCCAACAGCCATTATAAATCCTAGAAAATATGTCTTGGACGAAATGACACTTATTAGAGCTAAAGCCTTAGCAGGTCAGAGCTTAGCTCCACTATCCTTTATGAACTCCAAAAGTGTCTCAAGGATACTTGATAAAGATAATAACCCTGAAGCTGTTACATCTAGTGTAAGAGCTAAATATAGATTAAAGGTAGCAAATGCAAACTCTAATAACTAAACACTACGCTGGACTATTTAATGGCATGAGCCAGCAAGCTCCAACGCTTAGGCTTGAAACCCAAGGAGATTATCAAGAAAATGCTATTAGCTCTTTAGTCTATGGGCTATGTCAAAGACCTCCAGTAGAGCTTATAAAAGAGATGCAAGGCGTTGGGTATTACACCTTTTGGCATACTATAAATAGAGATGAAAAAGAGAGATATATCATCAGTCTTAGCTCAGGTGGAGATTTAAGGGTTATGAACCTAAATGGCTTTACCTATCCTATCGAGGGGCTAGCATCCCATCAAAACTATATAACCGCTAAAAACCCTAGAACAGATATAGCTATGACTACCATAGGGGACTACACCTTTATAGTTAATAAACGTAGAGATGTAAAGATGAAAAAGACCTTTGATAGTTTTAAGGCAACTTCTGATTTTGAAGTAAAGGTAAGTACTAAAAGTGAGGGCTATACCGATGAAACAAGAGCTTACTTTATAAAAGTGGATGGCACTACACTAGCAACCTATACTCACGTTAAAGGTGCTAAGACACCTAAAGAGAAGCTAGAGGATGAAGAGGATGTCTTAAAGGAGCTAAGAGAGCAGATAAATGCTAGAACTGGCTTTTCTGCTACTGATGTAATTAAGGAGGGTAGCTCTTTTACGTTTAAGTTTAGAAGGGTTGATGGTACTAAGTTTGTAGTTGATACCAGTGATAGGCTTACCTACTCTACTCTAGGTGGCAACATAGTAAATGATATAGAGTATGATAAAAAGGCTATCATCTATGTAAGTAAAGGTGTAGCAGAGCAGAATTACAGAGTTAAGTTAAACAGCAAAGAGGGCTCTGTAAAGGTCGAGGTATCTTATACAACTGGCAATACAAATCAAGGAAGCACATATAGAACAGAGGTAATTGCTTCAAACCTAGCTAGTCAGATAAACTCACAGAGCAACGGTAACTTTGAGACAAAGCTTTATGGAGCTGTTATAGAGGTTTGGGCTAAAGATAAAAAAGACTTTGAGATAGAGGTTGGAGATAGCTGGGGCGATGCAGCCCTTAAAGCTTTTAAAGGTAGAGCTCAAGCATTTACATCCCTGCCCCCTAAAGCTCCCGAGGGAACTGTGCTTCAAATAGTTGGTAAGACTGATAGTGATGAGGGGACATACTGGGTTAGATTTGAAAATAGTTATCTAAAAGATGGCGAGAGAGTATCTACAACTGGTGTGTGGAAAGAGTATAGAGAGCCTAATGGCTTTCATAGATTTGATAATGCTACTATGCCTTTACAGCTTATTAGAAAACAAGACGTTGCAAGATATAAGAGTGCTGGCAACCCTTTAGGTCTTTACTTTGCACTAGAGTATTGTTTGTGGTCTGATAGAGCTGTTGGAGATGAGAACTCTAACCCAAACCCTAGCTTTGTTGATAACACCATAAATGACATCTTTCTATTTTCAAATAGGCTTGGGATATTGAGCGGTCAGTCAGTATCTCTTACAAAGGTTGGAGACTTCTTTAACTTCTTTGCAAGCACTGTTACAGATGCCCTTGATGATGCTCCAATAGATGTGGATGTTCCATCAACCTCTGTAACTACGCTTTATTATGCAAAAGCAAGTAGAGATAACCTTATGATATTTGGAGACGACCAGCAGTTTATCCTTAATAGTGGTAATGACCCATTATCATCAAAGACTATAAACGTAGCCCCTATTCTATCCTATCCTTTTGATGGGTCAGTAAGACCTATTAGCTTAGGACAAATGACCTACTTTCTATCGCCTAAAGGCTGGAATGAGATATGCGTTAGAGAGTATTTTATACAAAGTGATGGGATGATTAATGATGCTCCAAGTATCACAGACCACGTGCCAAGCCTTTTAGAAAGCTCTCATTTAGGAAGCCTTATAGCTGGTATGGCTAATGAGGATTTACTCTTTGTATGCAATAGCTCAAAAAAGCTATATGTCTATAAGTATGCTTGGAGTGGAGATAAAAAGACCCAAAGCTCTTGGAGTGTTTGGACGTTTTGTAGAAACGTGTTAGGTGTCTTTTGTTTTGAAGATAAACTCTATCTATTCTTTGATGGTGGAGTATTTGGTAAGATAGATTTAGGTAGAGTAGGAAGCCACTATGAGTGCTTAGACTTTCTAAAAGAGGTCTCCCCTGATAATATTAATCTAGTAGAGGATGTTGGTAAAGAGTATATGCTAAGAAACTCTTTAACAAATGAAGAGTATACCTACGAGCAGTTTAAGGCTGGGATAGCTCCTTACGCAAAGCTAGGGTATAAATACCGCTTTAGATACCACTTCTCCCCTATCTTTCTAAAGTTTACTAATGATGTAGTTGGCTCAATAGATGGTAGAACACTCCTAAGAAGAGCTACTATATACCTATCAAAAGGGGCTAACACAAGTATAAGTATAAAAGACTATGGCACTGATAAAGAGAGGCTTAAATATACTTGGGCTATACCTAATCAAAACTACCCTCCTAAAATCTTTAAAAAGACTTTTATACTTCGTGGAGAAGCCAAAGAGAATAAGCTTTGTATGGAGAGTGCTGATATTAGACCTATATATATCCAGTCAGTATCCTTTGAAATCCTAACCTCACTAATAGATAAGCCACTATGATAAGAACACTTACATATAAGCCTAGCTATTGGAATATAGCTAAGGCTCTTAAGATTTGCAAGCGTGAGGTAGATGAGCTAAAAGCACAAAGCGATATAAGTCCTAAACAAGCCCTAAAGGAAAGCCTAGATAACTCTATCATAGCTTGGCTACTACTAGATGAAGATGAGAAGTGCATAGGGGCTGGTGGAGTTGCTAGAGATAGCAAGGATGAGAGCATAGGTATTGTATGGGTGCTTTGTAGCGATGAGCTTTTTAATAAGCACTTATTTAGCACTAACTCGTTTTGTTATGATGGCATAGCTTACTGCTTCTTTAAACTGGGTCTTACAAGGGTTTATAACTATGTAAGCTTAAATAACAAACCCTCTATAAAGTGGCTTAAAAGCTTAGGCTTTAAGTTTGCTAATACCCACGTAACTTTCAAAGACAAAGACGAGCTATTTGATTTATTCTATTTAGATAAAGGAGATTTTTAAGATGTGTTATATGATGGCTATACCAATAGCAATGGCAGCTATGTCTATGGCAACTACAGCCTATCAAACCATAGAGCAAGGTAAAGCACAAAACAGAGCCATAGACGATGAGTTAAAGCAACAAGAGAGCAATATGATGGCTGGGCAAGTAGCTTTAAAAGAACAAAGCCAGCAGATAGCAGATAAGGGAGCGGTTGAGAGGCAAAGAAGAGAGGCTGAGGCTTTACGCGAGAGAGCTAGGTTAAGAGTTGAGAGTGGAGGTTTAGTTGGTAACTCAATAGATGCGCTATTTAATGCTTCAAGATTTAATGAGAACCAAGACCTAAGTGTTATAAACCAAAATGAAGAGAACGAACACGCTCAGAATGCTAGAGAGTATGAGAGAATGTCTGGCAACTATTCAAACAAAACAGCTAGCTTAAGGTCACAATATAAAAGTGGGGGCGCAACAGGACTTGAAGCAGCCCTTGCAGGAGCTGTGGGAGGCTTGCAGATGTATGGCTCAGTAAGCTCTGCTTTTGGAGATGCAGGGCTATTAAAACAAAGCTCACAAGCAACATCTAAAACTACAAAAGCAGGAGCTAGCCACGTACAGAACCTTATGATTAAAAGCTCTTCTCATGCACCTAACTTTAAGTCGAATTGGGGGTAATAAATGAGAATAGAAAACTCTAGGATAGCAGTTAGGAGAGTTGATACCCCTATGCTATCTCGTAGCTCGTCAGTGCCAAGCGTTGTAGCACAGCCTATAAACATGTATGTGCCTACTGATTTGAGCCTAAACTCTGACGTGCAGCGTGCAGGACAAAATGCTAGGATAGGAGGGCTACTAAAAGAGCTTGCAGGTAACACTGTAAGGATAGCAGGAGCTAAATATCAAGAGAATGTAAAGGAAGATACCTTAAGAGGTATGCAAGATGCCAACGAGAGGCTTGAGATGGATAGCTCAAGGGTTAGTGGCTTCTTGCACTCTGAAGAGGCTTACAAGAGAGGTTATAGAGCTACTGAGGACGAAGCTAGAGCGGTTGATTTAAAGGCTCAGTTCTTAGAGCAGCTAAGAGCAAGTAACTACTTTGTAGATGACCCAAACCCTAGAGCAAGGATAGATGCCCTTTATAAAGATACGTATAAGAGCGTTTTTAATGAAGAGTATATGAACTCAAATGAACGCAATGGAATGATGAGTGAGAGTGGTATTTTAATGGCTAAAAACGCCTTGCTTGCTGGAGAAGAGGAGTATAACAAGGCTTACATCCAAGATAGAAGAAATAAGCTTTTAAACTCTACTGGCACTTTGATAAACCACTACGTTGATACTATGTATGATAAAGGCACTCTTAACCCTGCTTCATTTCAAGAGACTATGAACTCAATATCTATCCAAACAAGACAAAGCGAGGGTGGAGATTATATAAGCCCTAATGAGCTAGCAAGCTTTGTGGTAAGTAGAGCTGGAGATAAGGTGCTTGATGATATTACACTAGGTAACTTCAAAAGAGCTGATGCAACCCTATATGCCCTTAGAAATCTAAGAGATGTTGATGGCACTTTACTTTATGACAAGGTAGTTGATAGCAACTCTAAGACCGGAGTTTTATCAATGCCATATAAAGACATTATAAACAACCTAGAAGCTCAAAGCATAAAGGCTAAAGAGGAGTATAGGAAAGAGCAAGAGGCTTTACTTAAGAAAGCTCAAGAAAAGAATGCAGCTAACCTTTGGGTGCGAATATTTTCTAACGACCTTTTAGACCCAGCTAGTAAGACTAAACAAGCTAATGAGATGCCTTTTGCAGTAGCTTCAATGATAAAGAGCGGTCAGATAAATGCAGAGGATGGAGCAAGGCTTATGAAAGCTAGCGTTAGCCTTAGCCAAAATGCAGGCTTTGCTGAGACTTCTAATACTGAGGTTTATACTCGCTTACTGATGAAAAATCAAGGAGGCAGGCTTACCTTTGAGGATGTAGAGGCAAACAAAGCAAACCTTACAAAAGTTGATTATTCAAGCTTATTAAAAGGCATAGGAGATACAGAAACTGGTCTAAAAAGTATAGGTATGGGTAGTGGGACAGCTGAGTGGAAGTCCTTTACATATCTAAAAGAGGCTTTAGAAAACCGTGTAGGAAAGCCTATGCTAGATACACTAAATCAAAAGATGCAAGGCGATGCCACAAAAGCCCTTCAGCTAATAAATAAAGAGAGTACTCGTTTCTTAGAAAGAGCACAGCAAGAGGGCAAAAAGGTAACTATTAGTGATATAAATAACTTCTTTGATGAATTAACAGCAAAAGTTATAAATGAAGATAGTGGGCTTATAAACCCTGAATATATAGGAAAAAAGACAACACAAAAGGATAAAGTAGATGCAGGTAGCAAGAGACCAATCACAAGTGGAAAATATGATGACCTCAAATCTACAACAAAAGGAGAAGGAGGAGAACTCGACAAAGACTTCTTTAATAAGTGATGCTAGTCCATCCACTAAAGAAGCTACTATACCTGAGCCTATGGTTCTTAGAGAACAGCTAGGTATCTCAATAGATAACACCCCTACTCCTGATTACCCTTTAAACGAGCAAGGCAAAGTAGCTGACCCTTTTAATATTAAATCAGCTGATGATGCTTACGTGCTTTATAAAAAGGGGTTGATAGATGAAGACGGAGCATATATAGCAAGAGCTGGATATAACCTTAGAAACAAAGGCTTAGTAAATATTAGCCCAGAGGACGCTAACGTTTTAGCCAACATAGGGGCTATGACAGATATTGATGATATGAGATATAGGATGTATCACACCAATAAGCTTAAATACTACCTATGGGAGACTGGCTATAACACTCTTGGAGGTGCTTTAGATGCAGCTGAAAACACTAAGGATTTAGTATATGACAGCGTAAGAGGTATCTCAAGATTACCTGAGAGGGCTCAGATTTGGGCTGATGATGTGTGGAGTGGTAAAAACTTAGGAGAGATGATAGAGCACCAAAAGTCTTTATATCCTAATGACCCTAACGAACAAGACATTATAGACTTCTCTAAGATACTCCCAAAAGATAAAGATACTTTTGGAGAGAGCATAAGAACCTTAGCTCAATTCTTAATCCCTTATGTAGGTGTAACTAAAGCCGGAGCTTTTGCAAATACCATTAAAAATCCAGCACTACTTGGTATGGCTAGAGGTGCTAGTGTAGATTTTACAGCCTTTGATGGTAAAGATACCAAGCTTAGTGATCTTGCTAAAGATAGCCCAATAGATAACGCTCTCTTTGATGCCTTAAGAGCCAAAGAAGGGGATAGTGCTACTATGCTAAGGTTTAAGCATACATTAGAGAATGCTGGGCTTGGTGCATTTGTAGAAGGAGCTTTTAAAGGCATAAGTCTTATTAAAAGAGATATTGCTATAAAAGCTAATGGCTCAGCAGGTTACTATGAAAACAAGATAGAGGAAGTTGCAAGAGAAAAAGGGCTTAAGATACCTAAAGAAGAGGTAAAAGAAACTATCAATAAAGAGAGAACAAAAGAGCTTCAAGAAGCCCTTGATACCAGTAGAGCCAATAAGCTTATGGGCAAAGAGAGCGAGCCTATGCAAGCTAAAGAAGCCCCAAAGAGTATCTCAGAAAAGCTTGTAACTAAAGACGACGTTGTAGCCCATGTAGATGAGTTAGAGAGCAGTCTTAACAAAACCAAAGTATCCCACAAAGAGGTAGAGGAAATCTCTAACACTTATGATGTGGATATGGACTTTGTTAGAAATGCTTACAAAGGTGTGCTAAATGTTAATGCTAAAGTAGTAGCCATAGGTAGAACTCTAAATGACTTTGGTAAGGATTTATATGATGGTATCAAAGCTTATACAGCAAAAGGGGCTACTGATCTAGCAGAGGCAACAGAGCTTTATACAAAGATGCTTCAGCACGGACGTATGCAAGATATGTTTAAAGGCATAAGCTCAGAGATAGGTAGAGGCTTAAACGCTCATAAGATGTTAGATAAGCCATTTAAAATAAAAGACCTACCAGCTGAAGAGCTTGAGATGAATGTTACTAATCTTGGAGGTCTCTCAGGCATAAACAAAGCTTTAAACTCGTATGCAATAGCTTATGAAAGAAGCATAAAAGAGGGAGCTAACCTAACCAAAAAGGCTTCAAGAGGTGGCGACTGGCTTGATGTAGTCTTTGGTGCAAGACAAGGAGGTATGCTCTCATCTCCAGCTACGCACTTAAAAAACATTCTTGGCAACTTAACAATGGTTGGCTTAAGAGAGACAGAGCACTTATTAGCTCTTAGTGGTAGAACCATCATAGACAGAGATTTAAAGCATTTTAAAGAATACTACTATAAATGGGCTGGTTATGTGGCTGGTTTTAAAGATAGCCTAAAGCTAGCTAAATATTCTAAAGATGGTAAGAATGGTAATGCCATAAAAGCCTTTTTAACAAATAAGCCTCAGCTTGATATAGGCGAGAAGTGGAACGAAGCTTTAACAGCTAACGTTAAAGGTCTCTTTGGAAAGATGTTTGATGAAGATGGCAAGCTAATCCCTAAAGCGATGAGAGAGCAAGCTAATGCTAAAGACTACGTGGCTGATTTAACCTATAACTTTATCTTTAGAGCCTTAACAGGTGTAGATGAAGTGTTTAAAAACATAGCTTATAAAGGGGAGCTTTATAGACAAGCAATAGAGACTATGAATGAAAAAGGTCTTAAGTTTGGCTCAAAGCTAGAGCAAGCTGAGTATTTCAGTAATGTGATTAATAATCCAACCACTAAACAGCACAGCAGAGCCATAGACGTAGCTAGAAGAACAACCTTTACAACTCCAGTTTCTAAGGCTAACCCCTTTGATGCTTTAACACAGCCTATATATCATAACTTAGCAAAGGGCTCAATAGGTATAAACCAACCTCTCATTTGGCTTCAAGAGATGGCAAACAGCCCTAATATCCTTATGAAGATGGCAGCAAGGTTAGCTGTGCCATTTAGGACAACGCCTGGAAATATTACAAAAGAGCTATTAAGAAGAATGCCACCATTTAATGCTTTTAGTAGAGAGTGGCTAAGTGATTTTGCAGCTGGAGGAACAAGAAAGGCTCAAGCAATATCTCAAGTAGTTGTTAGTGCTTCTTTAATAGGAGCTATTTGGGAGCTTTATAGAAATGGCTTAATCATAACCTCGCCTGATAACAAGATAAGAAATGCTTTAAGCTTAGCCAATATCCCTGAAAATAGCATAATCATAGGAGATAGAGCTTATAGCTTTGATGGGCTTGACCCAGTGTCATCTCTGATAGCTCTTGTGGCTAACACTCTTAGTGCTTGGGATAAAGTAGAGAGTGACCCTGAACAAGATGAGAGCTACTTCATAGCAACATTTGGAGCAGTTACAAAGACACTAACAGATAAAACTTATCTAAAGGGTATAAAGGATTTTATGAACCTCTTTAGTGACCCTAACAACGATAAAGGGGAGCGTATGACTAAGTATGCTTACAATATGTTAGGTTCTTTTGTGCCTATGAGCTCGGCTAATAAAGCTATAAGGGAGCACTGGCTTGATGATAGCAAGACAGAGAAGCAAGGGTTTATGGACTATATAATGGCTAATACACCTTTTGGAAAGATGCCAATAGCCTTAGACCTCTTTGGAGAGCCTAGAGCTAAGTCTGAAAAGTTGTTCTTTGGTGTTACCAATACAGCTGTATTTGATAGAAGCTCTTTAGAGTATGAGCTAGCTAGTCTTGGAGTTGATGTAGAGCCCCTAAAGGGAAATACTATTAGCTTTAATGGTGTTAATCTACCAATAGAGGCTGTTGATAAAACCATTATTAGAGGTATTGTTAAAGAGTTGGGTTTAAAAGAAGCCCTAACAAATCTACTAAACAACCCAAGCTATCAAGAGCTGATGCTAGATAGTGATAAGGCTGCCTTTATTCAAGAGATAATCTCAAACTTTTATACAAATGCTAAACAAATCTACGTAACCAAAGAGGAAGAACGCATAGATAAGGTTAAGGCAAAGATACAAAAAGATATTGAAACAAGGTTTGACCCTGCTCTTGCTAATGAGGCAAATAGACAAAGACCACTTTGGATGTTAAGGAGAGATAAACAATGATAGACGAAGTTTTTAGAGAAAATGAGAGAACAGATGATAAGTTTTTAAAAAGCTATCATCTGCCTGACGGAAGCAGAGTAATTGATGCTAAAAGCTCAAGAATAGCTTATGTGGCTGACCCTAAAGATGATAAGGATGCCATAAACAAGTCTTGGGCTATTAAGTATTTTAAAAAAGAAAAGGATGCTGTAACTAAGCTGGAAGAAGAGGCTCTTGCTAAAAGTACTGAGTTAGATAGTAAAACTAGCGAAGCCATTAATACAGCTACAACAGCTCTTAGAGAAATAAGAGATGTTGTTAATGACTTTAAAGGCAGGCAAACAGAGCTTAATACTCTTAAGAGTAACTTAGAAGCTTTAAAGGTTAGCTTAGAGAAGCTAAAGATAATGGGAGTTATTGATGATGCCACTAGTAACTTAATCCAGACATACTCTAGTAAAAAGATAAAGGAGTTAATTGATAGTGCTGAAACTACTCTTACGACAGCATTGAAACAAAAGATTGACAAAAACGACGCATACACCAAGCAAGAAAGTGATAGAAAATTCCTAAAAATAGGTGACTAT